CATCCATTTCCCATTCTTCCTGAACGGAAAATCCCATATCCTTTATAGTATTATGTATGGTCATTCTTGCGTATTGTTGAGTAACCTTCTCTATAAACCTTTTTGGTGGAACAGGATCTTTCCAAGTTTGTATATCTGCTACCAATTCATATACACCATCTTTATTCAAACGAAACCCAATATCATTACCTATAGCAACATCCACTTGCCATTCTTTATGTTCATGGTCAAGAGGATTTTCTAATTTAACATCTTGTACTACATTATATTGTAGAAGTTCTAATGCTTCTACAAGTTCAGGTTTATTCTTAATCGTTGTTTTGATTGTGCTGAAGTGTGACATTTTCTTCTGTAGTTAGTGGTTGATAATACTCTTGAGTTTCTTTTCTCCATTGGACTACTCCTAATTTTTCCTCTAACTTTTCAGTTAGATCTAAACATTGAGTTCCCGTAACTCCTATAACTTCTTCAGTTACTGTACCATCTTGTCTGATAGTAAATTTAATACTCTGTGCCATAGTTAGAATTGTTTAGGATGTGTAATAACATCACCATGTATTTCACCAATATCATCTATATGAGCATGATCAATCTTTTCAATATGTAGGTGTTCTAATGCAGTTGCAATTCTCTCTAAAGAGTTAGCAATTCTAGTAAATTCTTCAGACATTATACTCTTCTCCTAGTAACAGTAACAGGGTCAACAACCTTTACCTTATATACACTCTTATCCCAAGCATGTTGGGTTTTACGAGCAAACCTGTAATCTAGTTTTTTCTTACCCCAATAGAGTCCAACAAGCCATAATGTAAAAATAAATCCCTCAACCCAAGTGAGTTCAGTCCAGATTTTGTAGACCCATTCCATAATTAAAGTTTAATTTTTCATATTATAGCATACTTATTTGCTAATTGCCATTACCACCGCCACCATTACCCCCAGAATGGCCACCACCGTTACCACCATTACCATTACCATTTCCACCATGCCCATGCCCATTAGCATGTCCGTTACCGTTTCCGCTGCCATTACCATTTTCTCCATTTTGATTTCGACCTACACCACCCCACCAGCGCATACCATACATTTTACCACTAGGGACACAATCTTTCAAGTTTGAATCCCATTTCATACCAGGAGGACATTTCCTCTGCTCCATGAAAGCATTAAAAGTCTTCATTCTTCTGATTGCAATTCTCTTCTAACTTCGTTCTTTATCTCCTCTTTTTCTCTCATCTTCCTTTCTTTCTTTGCAATTGCTTCTTTTTTATCATCTACTTCTTTCTCAAATGAAGCACGTGATTTAACAGCCCTTTCAGCAGAACTTTGCTTTTGTGCTTTCTGTCTCTGTAATAATTGTTGTCTTCTATCAGTTAAATCTTCCTGAAAATTAGCAAATGATTTCATGATCAACTCTCATCTACGATAGTAGCACCTTCCCACTTGTAGATATAAGGTTCTGCTTTAGCAGCTGCCTCAGTATCATAAAGTTTTCTCTTAGCAAATGTTTCATCCCACTGATTACTACCTTTATAGTAAACTGTACCTACACTGGGCATAATACTAGGTTTTTGTATACGGAACGCCATATCACCAGTTTTTTAACTATTTATCTAAACATAAAAAAAGACCCCCCAGATGGGAGGTCTTGTGAGATATGTAATATGATTTACATTAGGTTCTTAACAGAAACTCTTCTGTAATAACGGTTAGAGTTAATGATTAGTCTACCATTACCCTGTGTTGTACCTTGAGCAAATGGGTTAGCAACAATACCATATCTGGTCTTGAAGCCAATTTTTGGCTGGAAGGTGTTCTCACCAACAGCACGAACCATCTGTAGAGGAACGTAAGGACAATAGAACAGACCTGCATCATATGGGCTAGAACCTTTGTATCCAACTGTGTAGTACTGATTACCAGAGTTGGTAGCAGTGTTAGCAGCAGCAAGGTTAGCAGAATATGGGTCAATGTAAACTCTGAACTTACCATTGATTGTACCAGCAAATGTATTGCCTGTATCATCAACATTCAAGTTTGCATTAAGTGCAGGTGTATAATCAAGGATTCCTGCCATTGTAAGAGCAGAAGCAACGTCAGCAGAGCAAAGGATCATATTGCCCTTTCCACGCCTTGTTCTCTGTGCTATAGCATTAGCATCTCTTTCAATCTGGAATAGAAGACCCTTGAATTTCTCAACAGACCATCTTCCATTTGAGTCGATGTCTAGGTCAAATACACCAGCAGTTGCTGTGTTTGAAACAGCACCCTGTTCAGCAGTCTTGTAGATAGTTCTAATAACTTCCCTGTTGATTTCAGCAAGGATTTCAGTTGAAAGAATGTTAGCAAGTTCTGCTTCAGCATTAAGACCATGAATTGCTTTAAGGTCTTGAGCAAGTTCTAAACTGTACTCTGCTTTAAGTGCTCTTGACTTAGCAGTAACAGTAACTTTCTCAATACTGAATGCCATCTGGTTGAAGGCATCATTGCCATCACCTAGACTTTCAGCATCACCAGTAGGCATACCCTGACCAACTGTGTAGGTTGCTGTGTTAGTTGCAGCAGTACCAACAGGGTTAAGAACTGATGGGTTAGTACCTCTTTGAGTATCAGTACCAATACCAGTTGCTACGTCAGAGAATGGTCTTGTTAATGTAGTATCAGAGTTAGCATCTGTACCAGAGAAAGCTGTATTAGCTTCATTGTAGAATGCCTCTGTACCAGTCATGTTGGTATATCTGCTTCTCATCGCGAAGATAAGACCAGTAGGACCAGACATTGGCTGAACACCAGCAAGGTCATATGCGACCAAGTTTGGCATTGCACGTCTAATCAATGAGATTAGAACTGGGTCGAAACCAGCATTTCCTAGTGCAGTTGTACCTGCTGTACCGAAACCACCCTGAGCACCAGCAGCGTTGCCGTGCATTGTGGGTTGTTCCATCAGGTTGATTCCCTGACTAAATGCTTGTTCTTCTTTTAAAAACTTTTCTTGGTTTTCTAGCAAGACAGCTGTAACTGCTTTACGATGATTGTCTTTGATTGGATCAAGACCCTCATAGTCAAGTAAAGGAGCCCACTTTTCTTGCAATTGTTCTGATTGGAACATTTTGCTTTTACCTATAAAGTGTGATTTTTTACGTTTGAATTAATAATTATTTCAGCTCTGCTTTGGTTTAAAAGCACCTAATGCTTGTAGGTAAGCATCCATTCCACCAGAAGCTGGTGCAACTGTACTATCTACACCCTCAGAGAGAGTTTGTGCTTTAGATGTTTCCTTAGCAGATTCGGTAGCAGCTCTTGTGAAGTATGACTCCCTAAGAACTTCTAACTTACCACGATATTCTTCTTCACTTTCAAACTCTACACTTTCAGCAAGTGAGGCAAGCTTTTCTTTCTGAGTAGCAGCAAGCCCTTCAGAAACTGATTCTAAGATATTGGATGCAGTTGACTCACCGAGTCTCTTGTTTAATCCAATGTTCTTATCAATCTGCTCATTGAGTTTGGTCTCCATATCATCTAGTTTTTCTACCATGCTCTCAAGCACATCATATTTGTCTTCAGGGATAGTTACATAATGTTCTTCAAAAAGACTCTTCATTCCACCAAGGAATGATTCAGTCATCTCAGTCTTGAGGCCATGCTCTATTGCAAGAGTATTCTCATCAAGCCATTCCTGAGAAACATACTCCAAGTAGGAATCTACACGCTCTTGAAGAGATGATTTCAACTCTTCTCTAGCTTCCTGGAGTTTTTCTTCATACTGGACTTCAAGAGTCTCTTGAATCTCTTTTACCTTGGAATTAAGAGCAGCTTCAAAAATAGTCTTTGCTTTCTCTTTAAATTCCTCGGACAATTCTTCTCCTCCTAAGAGGGCATTAACATCATCTTCGATGTCAACAGTTTCGTCCACTGTGTCTTCAGATACATCTACTTGATCTTCGGCAACCACTTGATCCTCCTCGATTACTTGATCTTCGACTTCTACTTCTTCTTTAGCAGTAGCTTTTCTGTTAGTGACTACATCACTTACTTGCTTTATAGTCTTACCTGGTGTCTTTAACTTGTTAGAGTCACCTATTGGACTATTGTTTTCAGGAGTAGGACCGCCTAGATCCTCCCAAGTTTGTGAAGTGCCACCTGTTGTCAACTTAGGCATTGCTTCAGGTGCAGGTGCGTTGGCATTCACGGCAGTTTTAGATTGCTCCATTTCTTGTAATTTCGTACCACGAGACATTTTGGACAGCTCCGATTTATCTTATTAAATCTATATTTATTTAGTAGATTAAGATTTTACAATGAGTTAAGGAAATCGTTGAAAAGATTTGCCTTGTTCTCATCTAATTGTCTTTGATCTACAAGTGTATTAATTTGTTTGTATGTTTTAGCAGCTTGGGCTTCTCTTAGGATGCCACCATCCCAGATCCAATCCTTTCCTTCCATAATTCCTGAAACAAAAGCATCAGGTGCTGAAGGGTCAGCCACTATATCTGCAGCAGTTGATAACATAAAGTCATCACTAACCACATTATATCCTTCACGAGTTGGTTTTAATGAACCAATTCCTCTTGAAGAAACACCAAGTTTTACTCCTTCATCAATAAGGTTTTTAGCAATATTTCCCATTGGTGTATTGAGAAGTTTTGCTTTACCAATGAAGTTAGTTCCATTCTCTTTAAGAGAAACAATCTTGTGAGATACTCTATCAAGATTGACAGTAGGACCTTCTGGATGACCAAGTTCACCAAGTGCTCTTCCAGTCACAATATTGGATTCACTGTATCTTTGTACTTCCTTTTTCAAGGTTTCCATTGGATACATTCTTCCATTACGATTTTGGATATCACCTTGGAGGAAGATACCTTCAATATACATTGATTTCTTACCGTTTTTTTCTTCAACGATAAAATCAACTGTTTCTATTTCTTCTCTAATGAGTTTCATCAGGCATCCCCCGAAATTTGAACTTGCTGATACCAAAGAGCACCATATGGTTGTACAGATACTCCTTTATTACTAACCTTAACTACATCTCTTGCTTCTGCATGATGTGATTGTGAATCTACAAAAGCAGTGAAAGCAGTTCCAACGAAATCAGTATAATCATTGGCAACTGTCATCTGAGTGTTATTAGTAGGATAGTTGCTATTAATGCTAGTAATTAACTTATTACTAAATTCCCAATGCTTATTAACTGAATTAGTTGTTGTTACTGATACCAGTTGATCAACTGCAAAAGGACAACCAGTTCCTTCAGGGAAAGTTATTACTGTAGTAGCACCACTAGTGGTCATTCCAACAACCCTTTGAGCTGAAGGTCTTCCTATATTAATAGTAGCTGTTGAATTCTTTAAAATCACAGCATCTGTTGCTGCGGCTGTAGGTGTTGATCCCACTCCAACTGCAACATGACAACTTGCTGAATCAGCAGACAATCTTATAGTATTAGATCTATGCTGTATAAAGGAAGATGTGGTAACAGTTGTACCATTTGCAGCTATTGCTATGGAACCACCAGCTCCAACGGGTTGAAACGCCATTATTTTTAATTACAATAGTCCTATACGTTAGTTATTTATTAATTTTGTA